GCTGCCGATGCAGACTTTGCCAAAGATCGAGATAGCACATGGATCGATAATCGACGTAAGCTTTTTGAAAAGCATGGGTACGAAACAATGTTCCTCCCATTAATGCCAACTGATCTGAGGAGTGATAATCATCAACGTCTCAGAGAGAAGGTTGCATCATTTGTCCACAACGGTATAGTAATCACCAAAGTTTCCGAAGTAACGGATGGTCGAGGATTTGCTCGGTTGTATGGGTCAAAGACTGCTGAAAGAACCGTGTATAATTTAGAAGTAGAAGATACGCATACTTATCTTGCTAATAACTGTGTGGTACACAATTGTGACACGTTCTTCGACGATGGCGATTGGATGACCATCCCGGAGATTGACGCTCGCATCAACAAGGTGATCGAGGATCACTTTGAAGGTGATGTTCCGCTCTGGGCACGTGAGCTGTGGGGTGGAGTCGCTGAAGAGGGTGAGGAAGGTCTCCAAGGTCCACTCAAGAAGCGCGAGATGGTGCTGGTGGTAACAGGTGGCGAACCAATGTTGCAGCAGAATCTGGTTCCGTTCCTCGAGTACATGAGCAGCAGGTTCGCCAAGACACAGATTGAAAGCAACGGCACCATCGTGCAGGCCATTCCTGCAAGCACCACACTGGTGGTGAGCCCCAAGTGTTCGGAGAAGAAGGGTGTAGCCGTCAAGTATCTGGCGCCCAAGCCCGAGATGCTGGCACGAGCCAACTGCCTCAAGTTCGTCATGAATGCCGATCAAGAATCTCCTTACAGTTCGGTGCCAGACTGGGCTCATGAGTTTCGGGCCAAGACTGGCAATCCTGTGTTTGTCAGTCCCATGAACATCTATAACTCAGAACCCAAAAAGAGCAAGCAGTTGCGTGCCGATACAAATCAGATAACTATCGAAGAGCGCAGCACAGTGGATGAAAAAATCTCCTTTTGGGAAGAAGGGCTTCTCGATATGAAACAAAATCAGGCGAATCACGAGTATGCCGCTCGATACTGTTCCCGTAATGGATTTGTGATGAATTTACAAATTCATCTCTATTGTTCATTAGCGTAAGGAGATAATATGAATTTAGATAGCATCAAACAACAGCTGATAAACAAGGGTGTAACAGTATTCCCTGATATGCCGTCACCTGTGGAAATATATGATGGTCAAACCAGATCTGCAAAGCATAGGGCCATTCCTCTTGATATGACTGAACAGCAAGTAGTAGAATACTTGGTACAAGAGGGAGATCAAATAGCATTTAGGGATCTACTCAGTATAGATGCACGGCATCCTGAACGAGGATTGATAACAGGATATACTATCAGGTATGCTGCATGGCGTAAGGACAATTCGTGAGCATTCCTGTACGATTTGATTGGTACAATCAAGATGGAAACTTGTTAGTGTCCAACAGAGGTTTCTTCACCATCAATTATACAGATGATAGCGGCAACCTCAACACGCTCTCCAAGAGAATACAGGAATGCCCTATATCACATCATCAAAAGTTTATTCATCCCGATGTAAGATACATTGTGCCGTACGCTGCACCAGATTACATGTTCGATCTTGCTGATCCTGCTGCTATCTTACCAAATAGATTCAAAGGATAACTATGTCAAAAAAACCATTAATACCATTTTCTTGGATGCCAGGAAGTTGGGGACTAAAAGGTAAAACTATAGAGATAGCTCAAGCCGAGTATGAGCTATCTGGTATCGAACTTGAGCAGCGTCTTATTGAAATAAATCTCAAAGATGATCCAACAGCATACGCGATACATATGCTTGATGTTCAAAAAAAGCACAATAAAATATCAGACTACGAATATGATATTGAAAAAATCAAACTACAAACTGATGACGATACTGCAAAAGAAATTGCATTATTAGATGTTGACCTTGCTAATGGTAAAATATCTCAAACGGTTTACGATCGCAGGCGTGCAGACGCTCTAGGCGAACCTTGGGTAAGCATGCCAAAGATACATTGGAATCCTCTTGGTAAAGCTAGAGCCTATTTTGAAATGGATTATAACGAGCATTTTATCAAACAATTACGAGAAAACGGCTACGAAGGTAAAGAAACAGAAATTGTTAATCTTTGGATGAATGATGTATGTATAAGTATCCTTGAAGAAATAAATGACATGGATGCAGAATATGCAACTCCTAGTCGTCGTGCTGGTGGACCAAATCCTGAGGTAGAATGATGCTTGCGTTGTTCAGTCTAGTGTGCTAAACTATAGACTGACACAGGAGCAAACAGATGGCTACATATCTGATCATCGATACACATAATCTTTTCATGCGGGTTCGACACGGAGTTCGTGCCCCTGATACTGACCAACAACTAGGAATGGCCTTACACATTATTTTTAACAGTATTAAAATGGTGTGGAATCAGTTTGACGGCAGTCATACTGTATTTTGTTTAGAAGGTCGCAGTTGGCGTAAAGACATTTATCCGCCATACAAAGCTAACCGCAAGGTAGCAGCAAGCAAACGTACTCCTCAAGAAATTGAAGACGATAAAGTTTTCTTTGAGGTTATGGACAAATTTGTTGATTTTCTCAAACAAAATACCAACTGCACTGTACTTCGGCATCCGGAAGCAGAAGCTGATGATATGATTGCTAGATGGATCGGACTACATCCCGATGATCAGCATATTATCATCAGTAGCGATAGTGATTTTCAACAACTTATTGCACCAAATGTAAAAGTGTACAATGGCATTGCCGCAGTTCTTTACACTGATACTGGTATCTACGATAAAGATGGTAAAATTGCCAAAAATAAGCAAGGTAATGATTTAGCTGTTCCAAACCCAGGATGGTTACTATTTGAAAAATGCGTTAGAGGAGACCCCGGAGACAACGTAATGAGTGCGTTTCCTGGAGTTAGAACAAAGAAATTACAAGAAGCATTTGATGATCGAGACAAGCAAGGGTTTGCATGGAATAATCTCATGCTCAGCAAATGGACTGATCATGAAGGAGTAGATCACAGAGTGAGAGACGACTATGAACGTAATCGTCTGCTGATTGATCTAACACAGCAACCAAGTGATCTTGTAGAAAAATTTGACGAAGTGATTGCCAGCAGCATTATTACTGAGCCTCGGCGCCAGGTTGGTATTGCATTGATTAAATTTTGTAATTTATTTGGTCTTGTTCGTATAGAAAAATCCAGCAGTGAATACAGTCCGTGTTTTAGCAGTGTCTATACGGGCAAGTTGATAAATGGCTGTGATAAATAATTGGTGCAGGACAGCAAACTAACCGCAACGCTGGACACTATAAAGGGATCAAAAAATCCCGAAATACACCATTTTCACTATGGCTGTCATCCGGGCCCTAAATGGTATATTAAAACTATTCTGCCCGGTCCCAAAATATTAAATGAGCAAACCATGCCGCTTTTTGCGGCATGGAGAAACTTGGCCAACAAATTACCAGCCTCAGTTAGGCTATCTGATATAGCATTTGATTGGCAAGGCTGTAGCTTGCAAGGATGGTGGACAATATGGTTAGACAACTCAATTGATATAACTTGGGGTTGGGATGAGGAGCAGGGGTTGGTATGGAAAATTGTAGATTTTGATGATGGGTTGAAACAAAGTATAGATTGTATAGAACAAGTGGTATCTATAGAAACACTTGATAGACAAGCCAAAGACGATAGTGTAAGCTACCAAACACTAAAGGAAATAATAGATTTTCTTGGTAGTTATACTTCTGAAAAACAATGTCAAATTAATCGAAAAAATCTCAGGATTCTATCTCAAGATGAAATATACTCTGAAACAACTAGTGGAAAATAGCTGGATTCTATCTCAAGATGGCAATAGAATTGGTTTGATAACAAAGTCAGACACAGGAATTTCTGTGGTAGGACGATTGGATAAAAAACAATTTGGTGATATCGCTGAACTAGAATCTCACATAGGATCAAAGATTTCAATAGAACAAACAGTGCAGACAGCAGAAAAAGAAGCTGGAGATATCAACGGATTTCCTATCAAACACGAAGTGTTTTATAATTTAGAAAACGATCCAGTTCCAAGTTATACTAGAATCGAACGTAGCTCTACTAGATACGCAGCTGGCTATTATGGTTTAAAATTTCCACACGGATGGACAGCAAGTTTTTGTCCAAAGTTTGCAACATTAGCCGACTACGAATATATGGGACCATTTAAAAGCAAGATGGAAATGCAGCATCACATAGGAATGAAAAATAGGACCATAGACATATGAGCACAGCACCATTAGAACAGTTCATTAAAAAATACCAAACAGCTAAATCATACAACAGCAAAGAAATTCGTCTTACTATGCACGAAGCTGAAGAAATCAGCACTGCAATTGCGTTGCTGTTGGCATCTAATACTACCTATGCAGAAAAAATTATAATGTTGCAAGAACAGCTACTGGTACAAAAAAATGAAGTTGAAATGAATGGCGGCGGCTTCACTTGACGCTTCAAATTGTGATACTAGTATATGCGAATGTTAGTAAAACCTGTTAATGATCTAGACCTACAATGGATTGTAGATAAAATTGGCGGATGTGACCTAGAGAACGGTCCATGGATAGCCGGTGGTGCTGCTCGTCGATTATGGTTTGGAGAGCCATGGAAAACCGGCGATGTTGATGTATTTTTCTCTGATCCTGCAGAATTTGATTCTGCAAAACATAGTTTGCAAAAACGAATTGTGAAAAAAGAATCTGATAGTATTTTTAAACCTTTAATCGATTTTGGCTCGCTTGTTATAGAGACAGTTAGTCGTCGTAAGCCAGATGCTATTAGTGTATACGAAACCAAAAATGCTATCACATACAGAGTAAACATTGGTAAAATTAGCTCAAATACCTGTGATGTTCAATTAATACGTCGTGATTGGCATAGCGATTTGGCTAGTGTTTGGAAACATTTTGATCTCACAGCTTGTATGTTTGCAACAGATGGTAAAGTTATTGTGGCTAATGAACAATCTGTACTAGATTGTGAAAATAAAATTTTGCACAGAAATAGCGAATGCAGTCGCAGTATTAAACTATCGAGGGTTATAAAATATTCAATTTATGGATTTGATGCAGGTACTGATGTAATGAACGAACTATTACAGCAATACAAAGACGGCACTATAAAAGAAAATGACGAGGCTGAAGACTATGCATGAATCTATTGAGAACATGCGTATATTCAGTCAGTTAACTCAAGGTTTTTATAAGCTTGATACACCAAATGGTAAACTTGGTTTTATAGGCGGATTAATATTTCCTTACAGCATTGCAACAACTTTTATTCTTTGGACTGTAACTCGTGACCAAACCTATCAAACACTGATTTCCTCACAACAATTAGAGCTGATCAAAACTCTTAACATGCATGACAAAAACATGCCGTCACCAAGAGATAGATCAATGATGATTTGGTATTTAAGTATAAAAGTACGTGATATTCTACTTGAATGGAACGGAGAATGGTTTGAAAAAGCTGTAAACGAAATGGTCAGGGACTAGCAATCTATGGCATAATTTCAATACCCTGCTAAATATAGTAAAGGATTGAAATGAGCCGACCTAAACCAACTGTAATTCTAGATCATACAGATCCAAAGAACTATCGCAGTGAACAAGTTCTTGCTGCGGATGGTATCTATGCGGTTTTTCTCAACGGAGAGCCAATTAATCTTCGTAGTTTAAACAAGCTTTTGGACTACCCTGGTCCAAAATATCGCAAAGTTAGTTTTTCAAATCCAGGGCATGCTCATAATCTAGCTGAAAAACTTAATAACCTTTTTAAAACCTCAGGCTTTGAGGTATATCTGTTGAAAAATGGTGAGATTATCAAAGAAAATCCCACCGGATCTCAATGAGTTAGAAACCGGGTTTGATAACCCTGCAAGCTTGATAACATTCTTGCGTTCTAGTTCATCTATAGAAACAATAAAAGACGATTTATATAAAACCATACCTGGATTGCCTAATTCCATTGATAGCTGGGTTAGGGCGTTCTTTATGCCAAATAGCTGGCAGCTTACCAAAATTGGACTAGTGGTACTATATAAGTCGTTTAAATCATATCGCAGTATTAACGAATCCAACTCATTAATTACTGGACGTGTGTTGATAAACATGAGTAAAATACTCAATTCTCCGTGGCATGTTCACGGACGATATGTGTATGTGTTTGACATTGGCAGCCATTTTGAATTGGAAATGTTCGACGGTGATGTCAGAGGGTTTGTTGATTTTCATGTATCAAAATAACAGTTGACCATACGACAGATACAGCTTATAACAACGGCACTACTTAACCAAACACGAGGATAAAACATGGCGTCTACCACTTCACGTAACAAGGTGCTGGAGCTCAGCACTGTTACACCAACTCAGCTAAAGATGGCAATCAAACATGCCATTTCGCGCAAGCGTCCAATGTTCATTTGGGGTCAGCCCGGTATCGGTAAGAGCGAAATTGTAGCAGATGTGGCCAAGAGCCAGAATCGTCCGCTGATCGACATTCGTTTGCCACTTATGGAACCCACTGATATTCGTGGTATTCCATACCTAGCTGAGGTTACTATCAAGGACAGCAACGGCGTTGTTGTTAAGAATGAACATAACGTTCCTCTAACTGAAAAGGTTTTTGCGTGGAGCACTCCAAGCGATCTACCAACAGATCCCAACAGCCGTGCATTGGTTTTCTTTGATGAGATGAGCGCAGCACCACCTAGCGTGCAAGCTGCAACCTATCAGATCATTCTCAATCGTTGCATTGGCAGTTACAAGCTGCCCAACG